CCTCACCAAACCCATCACCCCTACCGAGTGGGAAACCCAGTGCGCACGCTGGTTCCAGGCTTTAGAAGCGTCTACCGCCGGGCTCCTGAGCTACCACCGCCACTCACCCCCCATGCGTGGCAAGATCCGGCTACCGTCCGGGCTTGCAGACTACGAGGTGATGTACAGCGGGAAAGGCAGTTACATCGAATGTAAACTTGAAACAGGGGCATCGTTGAGCCTTGGCGCTATTGATTCTGCCATCAGAGACGATGAGGTAGGCGCAGGAGTAAAGCCCAGCCAAGCCCGCGAGTTTGACAGGTTCTTGAAGTCGGGCGGCCACGGCTGGATCGCCGCCCGCTTAGAAGTCCCCGCCAAGGCCCCACGCGGCAAACAGGCGTCAATGCTCGACAATGGGCGTGAGGCCCAGGTGATCCAGCGCCTCGTACCCTGGGCTGATTGGCGTCGCCTACTATTGGGCGGCACCCGATCAGTACCCTTCACTGAATTCGCCATGCTCGGCTACCCGCTGAACAGCGCAGCCGACCTGCTGAACGCCCTGCAATCTTGCCACCCTGCCAAGACGGGGCTACAATAACGCCATGCTCCTCCTCATCCTCGCCTGCACCACTCAACCCACCACCGACAGCGACACCGGAGGCCCCGCCACCATGCCCCTCCTGACGGTGCCATGCCCCCAAGGGCAGACGATCACCCTCACCCGCGAAGGCGCGCTCGATTCGCTGGCAATGTGCAACCCTGACGGCAGTTGCGCCTATGTATGGGGGTGGATGACCGGTGAGGGGCTGACGGTTGAGTGCGGTATGGGTGGGGAGTTGGAGGTGCAATGGCAAGCCGAAAGCCTCTAAAACGCCCGACGATTGACTATTTGGTAAAGCATCCTTACGGCGGGGGAGCCCCCGGCGTGGGGCAAGTGCCTTTTTACGAGGGCATCACTGATGAGCAGTACGAGAAGATCACGGCTGCTATCGGCAATGGAGTATCGGTTGTATCTGCAATAATGCTGCACGTCATCACGTCCGACTCTGCGATCCGAAAGGCAAGGCAGTATGGCCGCGCCATGGTCGAAAAGTGGCAGAAGGGCGAAGATGTCACAGAAAGCGAGGTAGAAACAGAAGAGGGCGATATTGTAACTGTGACGCACTTGGCCCATCACAGAGAAGCTGCCGCGATGAAGTTTGAGGTTCTGATTTCCCGCGCCCAATGCAGAAAAGTTGAGAACCTCACACACCGCGCCCAATGCAACCACGTCGAATACGTGGGGATCGACGGTTTGAAGCGCGTGGCAAATATCGAAGGTGCAAGGCAAGCAATGGCGTTGCTTGACCGTATCCCCGAAGCAAGCGAGGTTGAGCCCATAGAAGTTGAGGAGAAACCGACAATAGCGCCAAGTGAAGCAGAGGTAGAATCCATCGCCCGCGCCTACCTTGCCAAGCACGGCATAGACCTGCCATCTGACGGCTACGACCCTGCCACAGCCGCCCCTGCAAATGTCGATTGATGCAGAGCGCCCCCTTGTAGCCCTTGCCACATTGGCAGGGTTCATTGAGGTTTATTTCACCGATGACAGTGGTAACCCGCTGCGCCTTTCAGCCGGGCAGCGGTATGCCTGTCAGGTGATTGACCAAGGCGTATTCAGTGGTGAGCACCTTGGAGCAGGGCTTGAAATGGCACGCGGTCATGGCAAGTCAATGGTTATGAAGGCGATGGTTATCCGAGCTTTCTTATTGAGCTTTTACGGTGATGGGTGGGGAAGTCAGTATGCGGCGATCCTCACCAATGGCACGCTGTACAAACAGTTTAGCAGAGATATAGGCGATATTGTAACTGGTATCGGGTCACCGCTTACAAAGGATGCAGATGGTCACCCACTGCTATTGAAAGACTTCTGGATAAACCCAGGCTACCTACACCCCAACAAAAAGACGAAAGAACGCCAGTTATGGAACGTAGCCGATAAACTGATCTACATCGGCAATTGGGAGCACCCCTGTCGCCTGTCTGTACGTGGCATGACGGGGGGGCGTGGCGACGTTCGCGGGCTAACACAAGGCAACCAACGCCCTGATTTGCTGATTGTCGATGACCCCATGAAAGAGGGGGAAGCCGATAATGAGGAGACAACGGGTAATGTAAAGCTATTTATCAAAAAGTCATTCATCCCCTGTGGTTCTCCAAGTGCCCGCATAGCGATGTTTGGAACGCCATTCAACGATAAAGACCTTATCACCGAGGTTTGTGGCAACGCTATCACGCGCCCGCTGACGTCTGAATGGCCCGGCATTGTAAGCGCGTGCCTACCCGCCATGCACCCCAAGAACGGGGCGTTGCTATGTCCGGGTATATGGACCCCTGAAAAGCTTGAAGCAAGGCGGTCACTTCTCGGCTCGCGTGCCTTCGCGCAAGAGTACCTGCTTGACCCGCAAGGTGGCGGCGTGCGTCACTTTGAACCCGCATGGATCGCAAAGTGGACACTACCCGCCCCTGCACAAACGCCCGACAAGCGGCGTATAAAGCGGTATATGTACCTTGACCCCTCCTTGGGGCGCACATCAAAAAGCGACTATAGCGCCATTGTCATCCTTGACCATGAGCCCGCTGCTAATGTGTGGTGGGTCATTCATGCAGACATCCAGCGCAGACGCCCACAAAAGCTTGTCACTGACTACCTCGATTTGTGGCAACGGTTTCAGCCCGACACCCATGCCACCGAAGATGAAGGCGCACAAGAGCTTTTGTTGCCCATCTTCGCCGCAGAAGTGGCAGCCCGCAAACTCCCCGTCCACGCCACCCCCCGCCTGCAAAGTTCGGGGGGAGTATCGAAAGTTCAGCGTATCAAGCGGCTTTCGCCAATGTGTGAGTTTGGGCAGCTTCGTTGGGACGCCAACGGGTCACATAAAGAGCTACGCACACAATTGACCGGTTGGCAGGGATTGCCGAATGAAACCGACGACGGGCCGGATGCCCTTGAAGGGTGTGTCCGCCTATCATCCCGCACCCCCACCCTCACCGCCGCCGCCTTTGAGTCGCAAAACCGATAGCCTTGACGAACCCGCGCAATAGAGGTAGCCTTTCTCATGCCTGACCTCAGCCCCTCGCCCAATTTCGCCCGTATCGGGTTTTCCGGTTACCCGGTCTACGGCAACCGCTCGTACCCAGGATCAGACGAGTCACATCGTGAGCTACAGGGTACGCAGGCAGACCGTAAGTTCAGGGAGATGCTTGATAATCACGGCCTGATAGGCGTGACGCAGCGCCTCATTACAGCCCTGTGTCAGCAATGCAGATGGACAATTGCGCCTGGCAGCGAAGATCCCAAGGCCGATGCTGCTGCTGACCTCGTAAACAGCGAATGGCTGAATATGCAGGTGTCATGGGGCCAAGTGCTTGCAGAGATGCTATCTGCCCCCATGCTCGGATGGTCATGGCATGAGGTCGTTTATGCCGAGCGCCCCGGTGGAATTGGCTGGGAGGGCTTCTACTTCTGCCGTCAGGATACCCGCTTAGATTGGCGATGGGACGACAACGGGCGACACGTCACCGCCCTTGACCAACTTACCAAATCAGGCCAGCAAGCCACCCTACCCGCTGCCAAAGGCCTGCACTATGTAGCCGACCCCACCACAGGCAGTCCTGAAGGTCGGGCTATCCTACGAAACGTCTATATCTACTACCGCAATTTGATGCAGACGCTAACCGATTTACAAATCGGTATCACCCATGATGCGACAGGACAGGTAGTTGTGCAGGTGCCCATCGACACATTCACCGCAGCCGCAGGCGGCGACCCCGTGGCACAAGCCACAATAAACGCCGTCAATAAGTCAGTTGCAACCATGCAACGCGGCGAGCGTGCAGGCGTTACCGTGCCGTCGGCCAAAGACGCAGACGGCCGCGATACCGGTTGGGTGATTGACATGCTTTCAGGCGCACAACGCCCACGCGTGGACGGCATCGCCCTTGCCAATATGTATGAGCAGCGCATTGCAACGGCGTTATTGGTGCAGTTCTTACTGTTAGGCCAAAGTGCAAGCGGCAGTTTTGCCCTTAGTGCCGACCAAACCGAGATACTTGGGGTCATGCTCAACGGTTGGTGTACCGACGTTGCAGACTGTTTCAATGAGCAAGCCATCAACGTCCTATGCGAATTGAATGGCATAGATGCCCAATATCGCCCAAAGCTTACCCATGGGCCTATCGACACACCCAACCTCGCTGCCCTTGCAGCCCTCCTCATCGCAGCTAAAAACGGCGGCTTCATCACCGCCGATCCCGCTCTTGAGCAGTACGTCCGTGATAGCGCGGGGCTTCCGAAACTACCTACCCCAAAGGCATAATAATGCAGAAACGAGACTACACCGCAGCCCAACGCCGCACAATGGCCGCCAAGGGCGAAGCCTTGCCTGATGGCTCCTACCCCATCGCCAACGAAGCCGATCTGAAAGCCGCCATGCAGTCAGTAGGGCGTGCAGGTAGCCCCGCCCGAATCACCCGCGCAAAGCGTCACATCAAACGCCGTGCCAAGGCACTTGGGCTGATGGATCAGATCACCCCCGCCTTTGGTGGGGCAAAGCTGGCCAAGGGCTACTACGACGAAACCGGCTTCCCGTGGCACGTCGCCTATGATCCGCCCGACCTACCGATCCCCTGTACCCCTGCTGACTTGACGCCCGCCATGGTGGCGACAATGCCCGCCGAACTTCAGGCAGACTTCTGCGCCCGGTGGAACGCCCTCACCCTGCCTGTGCCACAAGGGGCCGGGATGTGCGATGATCGCGCGTTCTTCCTGGCGTTGGAACTGTGCTGTGAGTACGGCGGGTGGGTACGCCTTGCCGATGGCTCCTATGGTCGATTCAAGTTTGACGGCGCAGATTGGGTCAACGAAGATATGCAGGATGATAGCGGAGAAGTCGAAAAAGCAGGGCGTATGCTTTCGGCTGCTAACCGCGCCACTTTGCAGACAGCTTGTGATGCTTTACAGGCGTTATTGGCCGATAGTGAGCCCGTTGCAGAAGGCGATAGCATGGCCAAGGCGGTTGGGTTTGAGGTTACAATTACCAAGACTGACCCCGACCTTCAACAGTGTTTCGGCTATGCCTACGTGGCAAAGAAAGCCGATGGAACCGCAGTTGTTGACCATAGTGGCGATGTGGTTGACGTGGCCAGTCTCAAAAAGGCCATCTACGAAGGGTTTGGCAAGGTCGCAAGCCGCGAGATGCACGAAACAGACGCCCAAGCTACGCTTATTGCAAGCGTGTGGATTGACCATGAGACGCTGAAAAGCATGGGTGGCAGCCCTGCAAACGCCCCCGATGGCGCATGGTGGGTGGGCGTGCAGGTCAACGATGCTGCCCTATGGAAACGCATCAAAAACGGTGAGGTATCTGCCTTCTCAATCGGCGGCAGCGGCAGCCGGACACCCATCTAAGAACCGGCGTTCAATCTCCTGAAGGCGCGTGGGTGATAACTCCCTACGCGCCTTCTCTATTGCTGCCACCGCAAAATAGGTGGGCGTGTCCAGGCCCACCAAGGCGGCCCCTGCGTTGACGATTGCCTGATTCAAGGGCGTTGCCCTTACTGTGGTGCGTTCCGTGCGTTTAGCCATGCCCTACCCCTACCACAGACGCCCTATAGCGTCAAGGTGACGCTGTGAGCGGCTAAAATTGGGCCAGCGTTGCAAGCACCCCAATAGCGCCTATACCCTTGTCCCATGCCAGTCCCGAAGAACACACTGATCATCACCCGCATCAACGAAATCTCATTCGTCGATAAGGGCGATAACCCGCCCGCAGGCGTCACTATTCTGAAGGCGGCCCCAATCTCTCAAACAGGAGCCTCAATGGCCAACGAAGCCACCCCCACCGCCGATGAGTTGGCCAAGCGCGATGCTGCCTTTGCCAAGCTCCAAGCCGACTTTGAAAAGCAGCAAGAAACCCTTGCAAAAATGCAGGAAGAAGCTGCAATCGCCGTCATTGCCAAGGGCCTGCCCCAAGGCGTTGACGTCTCCTTGGCCGCCGACCTGCGCACCGTGCAGAAGGCAAGCCCTGATGCTTATGCGCGTATCAACGCCGTTATTGAAGGATTGGCCAAGCGCGCCAATGCCGTTGGCGCTTTGACCGCCCGGATTGGCTCCGTGGGCAAAACTGCCACTGGTTCCGAGGGCATTGAGAAAGCAATCGCCCCTCTGATGGCCTCCGGCATGACCCGCGAAGCTGCCATCGTCAAGGCGCTGGAATCCAACCCCGACTTGTACGAGGTGCGCTAATGTCCACTGAGCAGCCCCTTCACATTTCCTACCAGAGCTTTACCAAGCCTGCCAATACCGACCTTTCAACCAAGCAATACTACGCGGTTGACATCAACAGCAGCGGTAATGTGATTGTTGCAGCCGCAGGGAGCACCTTTGTAGGCGTCCTTGGCAACAAACCCAACGCCGCAGGCGTTCCCGCTGAAATCATGTTCTCCGGCGTTGTGCCTATGGTTTGCGGTGGAACCATTGCCACGGCAGCAGCGGTCAAGATTGACAGCGCAGGCAAGGCCGTAGCTGCCTCCAGTGCCGATAAGGCCATTGGCCGCGCTATGTCGGATGGTGCTTCCAGCACCATTGCAAACATCCTCCTCCAACCTCACACGGTGGCATAATGAGCGGCCCTCTGATTACCAATATCTCCAAAGCCGCCAACCCTGGGGCTGGGGATGTATATGTAAACGAACTACTTCCCAACGTTGCGATCCAGTATTTCCAGACGCAAGGTGGTTTACATACCACCTTCCCGATGGTGCCTGTTCAGCTTCAGACCAGCGTGTTTGCCGCGTTCAACCGTGGTGATACCATGCGCGTCAAGACCGAGCTTAAGGCCCCTGGTTCTGGCGTTGCGCAGATCGGATTCAATACCGATCTGACCGGCACCTATACCTGCACCGTGTACGAAGCCGAGTACGCGCCGCCCTCTGAAGTAGTAGCCAACTACAATCTGCCCATGAACCTGGATTTTACCGCTACCAAGCTGCTTGCGCGCGCTGCCTATCTGCGCCGCGAGTTGACCTGGATTGAGGGTAATTTCACCACTGGCCTTTGGGGCACCGACGTCACCCCCGCCGTCACATGGGATGACCCTTCCTCCAACCCAATCGGCGATATTGAAACCGGCATTGAGACGATCCTTCTCGCCACCGGTTACCGCCCAAATGTGTTGGCCGTCGGTTACCAAGTGTGGAAGGCACTCAAACAGCACCCCGATATTCTGCAACGGATCGGCACTGGTTCTGCCTCCAATGTTGACCCACGCATGGTTACTCCGCAGCTTGTAGCTGCCTTGTTTGGCCTTGAGGAAATCAAGATCGGTGAGGTGGTCTACAACTCTGCGGCTTCCGGCGCATCCATCAGTATGGCCTTTGCCGCTGGCAAAAACGCCCTCCTCTGCTACCGCACATCTTCACCAAGTGTCATTGAGCCCTCTGCGGGCTATATGTTCGCTTGGCAGGGCTTGACCGGCAGTACGGGCGGCCTGCAAATGCGCAAAGGTTACGACCAGCGCCAGGATCAGCAGTGGTATCAGATCCGCCATGCGGAGAATTTCAAACGCACTGCAACTGAGATGGGCTACTTCTTCTCTGCTTGCGTCGCATAATCTACCTTTCTGGCGGGTAACACCGCAGAGGTCATCATGGGTATTCTCCAAAAGTTCGGCGGCCAAGTCTGGTATCAGGCAGGTCAAGGCGTGGGCATTGCCACTCTGAGCGGCACCCGGACGCTGAGCGGCACTTCTGCCCACTTCCAAAGCCTCAACCCCTCCGGCGCGGATCGCAATCTCGTATTGCCTGCGCTTGGAGTGAATGGGCATGGTCAGTGGTACATCGCCAGAAATACCGGAACAACCTATAACTTGGTTGTCAAAAAGTCTGACGGTTCGACCACGGTTGCAACCGTGCCGCCCGGCAGTTGGGTGTACATTGTGGGTGGCAAAGTATCGGGGTCACTCGACTGGTATGTTATGGGCGGGGATGTTGGCTTTACAAGCCTTACATTGCTTGGCACCCTGACTGCCGTTGCAGGCGTCTTTACCGGTCGCCTCACCACCACAGACGGCGTTGCCAGTGGCAATGCGCGGGTCGTGGGCGGCAACGTCCACACGAAGCTCACGTCTACCACCCTCACCAATACCACTACCGAAACCACGCTTGCAACGCACACTCTGCCTGCAAGCACGCTCAAAGCGGGTACGACGCTGCGGGTACGTGGTGCGGTTCGGGTGACCGGCAACGCCTCTGCCGATACCCTGACGATGAAACTCCGTTTAGGCGGAACTGCCATCGTCACAACGGCAGCGGTTGCAATGATTGCCAACGATATCGCGCGCTTCGATTTCTTGATCACCAGCCGCGCAGCCCCTTCGGGGACTTCGGCGGTGGTCGCAGAAGGTGGCGTGACGATTTCTGTGGCAGGCACCCACGGCGCAAAAGGCTACGTGGTCGCCCCTGCCAATTACGCCACAGATGGCGCTTTGGATGTGGATCTTCGTGGCACTTGGAGCGCCGCAAGCGCCTCGGATATTGCCATCTGTGAGTCCTTCGTTGTGGACGTGGTAGCATAATGACTTGGACGTACACGAATAACCCAGGTTATAGCACCGCTGCCGAGCGCCGCGATGCTGTTCGCCTGCTAATTCGTGATACCGTCCAAGCCGCCGCTGTCACCCTCACAGATGAAGAAATAGCGTTCTTTCTACGCCCATTTCCTGCACTCAATTCTGTTGCCGTCTATTTGGCGGCTTCGGACGCGTGCGAGAGCATGGCGGGCGGGTGGAACACACAGGCTGATTCTGTGTCTATCGGGGAAACCCGCGTAGAATACAGGAGCAAGGCCAAGGATTACGCAGATTTGGGGCGTAGGCTGAAGGCCCAAGCGCGTCAAGGCATCAATGGCTTTAGCGCGCTTGGCTCCTCTGTTTCTGCCAATGCTACCCTTGCGGCTGATACCGATGTGGTTCAGCCCCAAGCCTACGTGGGGCAAGATGCCTATCCGGGCACCGTGCCCCAATTGGGCACTGTTGAGCAGGTGGGGCAATAATGGCAATGCAAGCACCCATAGCAGCGTTATTGACCGATACCGTCTACATTGCAAGTATGACGGCGAGAAGCTCTACAGGGCAGCCCACGTGGGGCACAGCCACAAGCGTTGCATCCCGCGTGCAAACTGACGAAAATAGCTATGATGGTCCCAACGGAACAACCATCAAAACAACGCATAAACTGTTTTTCAACACAACGCGCGTACCCCTTGAAGGGGATCGCGTTTGGCTACCGGGCGCAAATCACAATAACGCCAATGAAGCCCGTACAATCTACCAAGTGCAACGCCTTCCGGGCTTATCTTCAGGTAGCACCTCTCATTATGAGGTGCGGGTATGAGTATTGCCGTTGCCATAAGCATAACAAACCGTCGTGCCATGCAGCAAAAACTCGGCCAAGCAACCCGTCAAATGATGGATGGCATGGCCGTAGGCGTGCAGAAGCAGGCAAGTGTGATCCGCGATGATGCCGCCCAACGCGCCCCCATTGACCAAGGCGCGCTACGCGCAAGTGGCGTGGTCAAGATGCACAACGATAAAGCACGTATAACAGCGGTTATTGAGTTTGATACGCTTTATGCCGTTGTGCAGCATGAGAACCTGACTTTCAATCATCCCAGGGGCGGGGGGCCGAAGTACCTCGAAAACGCGATGATGCAGGCCAACCCTGACGAACTGATCCAGGCGGGCCGCGCCGTGCTGAGGTCATCGTGAGCAACCCCGCAACCCTTCCCGCTGCCGCCGTCGTTGCCCTTCTTTCGGGCGGCAATGGCCTCACAGCAGGCACAAACCTGTTTGCCTGTGCCGAGCTACCCCCTGATAGCATTGTGCCACACAAGGCCGTTTTCGCGGCTGAATATGGTGGGCTGATCCCGATGCCCTTGATAGGGGTGGGCCGCGATATCCGCTCGATGTCTGTTCAGGTGTTGGTGCGTGGGGAACCCGACGACACCGATGGCACGCGTACCCTTGCATGGGCCGTGTGGAACTCACTTCAAAGAACCGCACCTAACGGCTATATCGACTGCCTATGCAATCAGTCAGGCCCCGTCTATCTGGGCAAAGATGACACCGAACACCCCAAGTTTTCCGTAAACCTCACACTTCGATACGAGGGCTAACATGGCTGAAGCATCATACCTTGGCGTTATCAGTATTTCGACCGATGACTCTACCTATACCGTGCTGGCATGCACCAGTTTCAGCGCGCCCTTCACTGCTGACAAACTCGACACCACCCAAATGTCAGCAGGCGGGCAGTGGAAAACCAGCATCCAAGGCTTGAAAGAGGCAGTGGGTACGGTTGATGCCCTCTATAGCGCATCCGAAACCGCACAAGTGGCCATTCGCACGGCATTTGCATCGGGCGCGACGATCTACGTCAAGCAGCTTTTCAACGGCACCAACGGCTTCAAACAGGCCGTCAAGGTGATGAATTGCGAAGTGCCTAACGCCGTTGCAGATTTGGTCACCTTCAAGGCTGAATTCGCAAGCCAAGCCGCCCCCACCTTCCTGCCTTAATAGAGGTTCCGATGGCCAACCCCGCCTATAATACAACCCTGGAAATGACAGGCACAAGCACTGCTATTACCGGTGAGGCAATGGGCGGCACCGGTGCAGGCCCTTACCAAATCACCAATAGCGCCAAACGGGTGATAAACCCGTTTGTGGCCTTGACTTTCTATGACAACGGTATCGACTGCACAGCCGATGTGTTGACGATTGATTACCTGTTCGGCAAGGTGACCTTTACAGGCAGCAAAACCGGCCCCATCACGGTAACCGGTGAGTACCTGCCACGGTTGACCTTTGCCGAAGCCAAGGCAACGACATGGACCTTTTCAGCCGATAAGTTGGACACAACGGTTTTCAACGCTACCGGGTGGAAAACCAGCATCCAAGGCTTGAAAGAGCTTATGGTGACTGTCGAAAGCCTTGCCTTGCCTGATACCGACATGGACGGCGGTGCAGGTGATCGCACGATTGAAGATGTGTGGAGCAACGACACAAGCGTTTTGCTGTCGTTGAACCCTGGCAATACAGGGGACATCTATCGTGCGTTTGTGTCGATGACCGACTTTGAGGCGGCTAACTCTGTGGCCGACCTCATCAATACGAAGTGCTCTTTTTCGTCGATTGCTATCACTGCCGCCAACGGCGATATTGTTTCACCCTCACAGGGCACCTAAGCCCACAACCCCACATGGAGCATCCCAATGGACCATAAATCTCTACGCGCAAAGGTGCTTGCAACAGCAAGCTTCAACCGCAAACCCTTCGACTTTGGCGGCGAGCAACTGTTCATCCGTGAGCCCACGGTTGAGGAGAAAGGCCGCATCCAAAGCGCAGCATTTACCATGCCATCGGATAAGGGTGGAAGCGTAAAGGTTGATGCGGCAAAGTTGCAGGTTCAGTGTGCCTTGGCCTTGACCGAGTATCAAGAAAGCGGTGCTTTCTTGCGGTTCTTTGAGCCTTCTGACGAGGCTATGCTACGCTCTGCGCCCGCTGGCAGCGACCTTGGGCGTTTATGTGAGGCTGCTGCCTCCATGTTTGGGGGCAAGGATGACCCAAAAGAGAGCTTGACAGCAACACAAAACTTGCCTGTGTAGTCGCGCGGGAAACGGGTAAGCACTTGCACGAGGTGCTTGATCTACCCGCAAGCGAGCTTGACGTGTGGCGCGCCTTCTTTTATTGGGAGGCCGAAGAACATGAAAAAGCCCGCAAAGAAGCTGAAGCAAATGCACCGAAGAAAGGGAGGCGTAGGTAATGGACTTAGGCGCGCTAATAGCCCAACTGATACTTGACGCCTCTAACTGGACAAGCGGCATTGACACTGCACTTGCGGGGCTGGACGTTCTCACCGATGCCGCCCAAGCCGCCGGGGCGGCTGCTGCCGTTGGTCTATCGGCCGCCGTGGTGGCGGGGGTTGATGCTGCGTCGTCGTTTCAGCAGGCGGCTATGAGCATGGAAGTGCTGCTTGGAAGTGCCGATGCTGCCGATGCCATGATGAAGAGCATCCGCGATATGGCGGCTGTGACGCCCTTTGATACGCAAAACCTGACCGAAGGCGCTCAAATGCTGATGGCCACGGGCTTTGCGGCTGAGGATACGTTGCCGATTCTTACAGCTTTGGGCGATGCTGCTTCTTCTATGCCCAATGGTATGAATGAGAAATTGCCGCGCATGATTCAGGCGTTTGGCAAGATAAACGGCGCGGGTAAAGTGACGCTTGGTGCTATGAATCAGTTTGTCAAGGCAGGTGTTAAATCCTTCGATATGTTAGCCGAGAAAATGGGCGTTTCTGTTGCTGAAGTGCGTTCACAGATTAGTAAAGGCAACGTATCATCTGCCGTCGGGCTAAACGCGCTAATGGAGGGGATAAATAAGAAATATGGTGGGATGATGGCCAAGCAAAGCCAAACCCTCCAAGGTGTTATGAGTACGTTTATGGATAGCATCAAGGTGCCGCTGTCAGACATGGCAAAGCCTCTTGTTGATGCACTATCCAAGGCAATCCCGGCTATCACCGCGATATTGCCAGGCTTGCTATTAGGACTGAAGCCGCTTTTTGATGGGCTTGCCAAGGGAGCGGAGGCAGTGGGGTGGCTTGCATCGCAGTTTGGCAAACTATCGGCCCCCATGCAGATAATTGTAAGCTATGGCGTTTCAGGCATGATGATGTTTGCCGTGGCCCTTGGGGCTGTGGCTGTGGCGGCTTCAGCAGTGTTGCCGCCTATTCTTGGCATTGCAGGCGCAGTAGTATCTACTATCGGCGCTATTGGTGCAGGCGTGGTAGGCTTAGCCGGGGCTTTCTTGCCCCTATTGGCGTCAATGGCGAGCTTTGACGTGTTTGCAGCGGCCGCCGCCATTGATACCGCCCTGATGGGCCTGTCGATGTTGGCCGCAATGGTCAGCGCAGGCACTTTGGGTGCGACGATGGGCGCTCTATCGGTGGCCCTGGTAGCGGCGGCTGGATCGGCCTTGGCGACCGCAGGATCGCTATTCTCGGCTGCCGTGGGCGCACTTGCCCTTGATGCAGCGGGCGGGCCTTTGCTGATTGTGATGGCGGCACTTGCGGCTACCTTCGTTTGGCTTGGTATCGTAGTGGGCACCTTTGCAGCTTCGATGCTGTCTATTGCCACAATCATCACAGGCACCGTGATTGCTGCCGTCGTCGCCCTTTATGAACTGTGGGTCAACGACTTCGGCGGGATGCAGGAGGTTGCAGGCGCATTATGGGCTGTGATGGGGGTGGGTGTAGCCGTGGTGCAGGGCATCGGCACTGCCATTGCAGACGCGGCTACAGAATGGCTAACAAGTATGGGCGTTATTGGTGATTCTACAGGTACTACCTTTGGAAACATCAAAGAATCCATCGTGAGCGGGATAAGCAGCGCAGTGGTAGCCGCAAGCGGGTTTATTGAAGATTTGAGGCAGTCTTTCTTGGATATGGCCGATAGTGTAATCTTGACGCTGCTTCGGATCGCTGTGGTGGTGGGCAAGATGCCCGGTATGGAGGGGGCAGCAGCAGGTGGGATCGCGGGGTTGTTGCAGGCGCAGTCGGGTATCTCGCAAGCGCGCGGGATGACTGCGGATTTGAGCGGGTTGCAGTTGAAGTTACCCGATTTGAGCGGGTGGGTGGATGAGGCAAAGGCGAGGCTTGCAGACTACGGTAAAGCGCTTAAGAACATGCTGAACGGTCAGCCACCTCCAGGCGGCGGGGGCAGCAGTTCTGATGCCGCCAAAGCTGCCAAGGACGCGGCACAGGCGGCCAAAGACTACGAAGAAGCCCACCAAGCTGCTATTGCTGCCGAGATGATGCTGATGGGCACGGGGCCTGCAATTCAGGCCTCCATGCTGCGTGACAGCCTGACCGCTATGGGTGAGGCGGTCAAGGATTCGGCCGGTACCATTGATGAGATGAACAAAATCTACGCCGAAGCTGCAAAAGCACTCAAAGAGTTCAGACAAGGGCTGCTTGATACGGTGTTTTCAGCAGCGGGCGATGTGGGCAGTGTGATCAAGAGCGGGCTTGAAGGTTTTGCAACCGGCGGCATCAAAGGCGCGTTGGCCGCTGTTGCAGTGCAGTTGTTGACGCTTTCACCTGGGTTTCAGAAGTTATCCGATGGAATAAACAAGGTACTCGGCGATATAATGACGAGCTTTGACCCGCTGTTCAATGGCGCGGGAATGATCCTGATACCCGCTATGCAGGCCGTTGGTGCGGTGTTTTCGTCGCTTGCACCTATCTTTACATTCATCGGTGACGTGCTCTCACAGTTGGGGCCGACGATGGTGATGGTAACAGTGATGATGCAGATATTCGGCACCATCTTTGAGGTATTCGGCAGCGTGCTCAATGCAATTGGGCCGATTGTTGAGTTTGCCTTTCAAGTGTTATTTGTTGTTATGAAGGGCGTCGCCTTCGTTGTGTTAGGCATTGCCTACGCGATTGGTTCTGTGTGGAACGGTATTCTCAACATCATTATTACCGTTCTTGAAGTGATTAGCAAGGTCACAAACAAGGTCGATAGCGCGATTGCAGCCTTGGAAGATATGAAGGTTGATACGGCAGGAACAGCCGATGCTATGCAGACGTTGGCCAATACCACCTATGAGAGTGCGTACGAGACAGCAAATGCCAGTACGCAAACGGCAATGATGGCCGATGCAGCTACAGAAGCCACGGCTGCACTTTCTAATGTGCCCAGCGGGTTCAAGGTGGCCCTGAACAGGTTTGAGGCAATGGCGGTTGAGAGTACAGCACAAAGCCGCGCTGCATCCTCGGCTTCTTCCCAACGTCGGGGTGATGGTGGCATCACTATCAATATCGCCGCTATCACTGCTGCTGACCCTGCGGATCTATTCGACCGGTTAGAGAAAGAGGCCAATAAACGCCGGTATCGCAAGACAGGTATCTCTATCCCAACTGCTCCACGCTTTATCCTGGGGTCATAATGCCATTTATCACAGTAAACGGGTTACAGTTGGGCATCCTCAACGGCAACGCCGACGAAGATGCTGACGAGATTGGCGAGCGGGATCGCGCATTCAGTGGAGCGCTATTGTCGTCTATACGGGCATTCAAGCGCGCTTGGAAAATGGGCACGCCACCAATAGGCAGCGCGACGGCTACCGCCTGGATGGGCCTTCTGCGGGGATATGGGCACCATTGGGGTTTTGATGATGCCACCTATTACGCCTATAGCAGCAAGGGGTTGGGGTACACTACCCTTGTGGGCACGCTGGCCCGTCGGACGGCTACGCCCGCGCCCAAATTCGGCAGCGGGTATATCAGCCTCACCGCGACAGGATCGCTGACCTATGGGGTGCAAGTGCCTTTGGCGTCTGCATGGGCCTTGATGGTGTGGCGGTATGAGGGCGGGGCATGGCACCACTATATCAAATGCAGCGACGGAACTAAGTACAAAGATGGTGCGGTTTATGGAAGTGCTATCGCGTTTCTTGATATGTTGGCTACGGCGGCGGTTTTGGGCGATTCAGCATCAATAGCGTCGCAGTATTTCGATGATTTCGTAAGTGTGCCCTTTGTTATTCCCGCTGCATGGGCGGCTGTATTGGGCGTGGCCACGTCTGCTTTCTCGGATCTGCCTCGGTTGACGGTGGCGGGTGATTTCGTTGAGGATACCTCTGTGGAGGTTGAAGGCAGCGAAGTTACAGGAAAGTATATCCAGTTTTACGACGACTCCGCAGGCGCTTGGGATGCGGCAGGGCGCGAGTTGTCGTTTACGATTAAGGAGGCATGATGCGCACCCCCACCACTGCCCAAGAAGCCGCCCTTAGAAGCCCACAAGCGGGGCGATGGTTTCGTGTGAGGGTGGCGGATTACAGCGCGACCTTGCAGGATTTATCGGCGTTATTGGGGTTTGATTGGCTGGTTTCGGCTTCGTGGGGAGAGGATGTGGATGCGCGGGGCGTGACGGCCGATATTGAGATTCGGCGCGACCGGTACAATGACAGCCTGGCGCCTGGCAGGACAGGGGCGCGCGCCAATTTGATAGGGGGCGGCGTGCTGCTTGCCCTTCGGCGGGCGATTGTGATTGATGCTGCCGTGATGCCCGCTGGGATCACACCTGCTTCGGGTGATTGGGTGGAGGTATTTCGGGGGCAAATTGACTCTATAGATTGGGCGGCTGACCCGATACGCATTGCCTGTCGTGACCAAATAGCCGTGCTTCAAGATAGGCAAATTGAGACGGAAGCGACGTGGGGAAGCAGCGGGGGGACGGCAGTTGAGACGGTTTTACAAGATATTACCGATGACACCCTTGGGGCAAGTGTTGTTACAATTTACACGCCCACTTCACCGGGATGGATGCTGCTTGAATACAATTCAGAAAAGCAGTCGCTACTTGATGAACTGACCAAACGGACGGATGAAATCGGCTGGCAGCTTCGCTATCGGTGGGATTCTGGCACTTCGGCGTTTAGGTTGACTTTCTATTCGCCTGACCGCACAAAAAGCACGGTTGACCGCACGTTTACGGCTGACCAATACTTTGACTTTTCGCAGCTTACGATAGCCATTGATGACATTAGAAATGTGATACCGGTTACATGGTCGGACCCTACAAGCCTGGATAGTAGTGGCCAACCCGTGCGAAACACGACGACGGCTACCAATAGCGCCAGTGTCACAAGCTACGGGCGCCGTGTGATGGCAATTAGTGAGGCTGCAACGTCGGGTATCAATACCCTGACCGAAGCGCAGACGCTTGCGGATAACTGCCTTTCTGACTTGGCAGAACCTACGGCTATATTGGCCGCCGACGTGATGTTTTGGCCGTTTGTTGAGCTTGACGATAGGTATACGTTTGTTGCCGATGGTTACCATACAGACACGGATATTACACTAACGGTTGTGGGGTATCGGCACAATGTAGGCGTGCAAGGCGTCAAAACTACGTTGCAGCTTCGGGGCAGTGTGCCTACGCGTGGCACAACGTCATGGTTGCAGATGAGCGGTAATAATGGCGTTGCACCTAAGCTCAAAATGTATGGGCCGCTTGCTGATTCTGTTGGTGCAAGTGATAGCATTATGAGTATTCTGACGGAGATGCCTGCAAGCCCGTTTATTGATAGGTTTGAAGTTCATGTAGGACAAAGCGGTTTTACACCAAATATTGCAAGCTTGACTGAAACGGTGATAGGGTCAACGCGGGGCAGCCTGCTAACAGTTTTACCAGACCTCTCAAAAACGCCTATCGGTGAGCCTGTGGATATTTGTGTATATCCTATGGACATCTATGGAAATCGAGGAAGTTACCAGAGAATCACGAACCGCACTGCACGGCGGGCCGGGCCTCAGCTACTGGCGTCATTGGCGCGTACAGGGGGCGGGTTTAGGGGCGGTACATTCAGCGCAGATTGTCTATCCAGGGGCAATGATTGGGCTCCGGATGGGTGGTCGATGATCGTCGGCACTTGGGCGACGGATGCCAGCCTTGATGATGGTGGCACCTATACCCTACCCGAAACGGGGGATAGGGCCTTGCTTTTGGCTGATACCCCTGTGGCGACGGCGCTCAATGGCGACTTGATACCCGTAGCGACGGGTAGGCGTTATTGTCTTCATTGTCGGTATAAGGCCAATTCGCTTGCTTATAACGTGTATATCGGCGTAAAGTGGGTGTCTGCGGGGCTTGCAACGCTTGCGACGGATTACCTGACCAATAGCGCTGTTACATCGGTCGATAAGTGGCAGTCGGGACGGCTTCAGGGCTGCCCTCCTGATGGCGCAGTTTATGCGCAGTTGATCATTGCCAAGAGCGCGGACGCGTACTTTGTGGCGGTTGACCGTGTGATATTTGAAGAGGTGGCAAGCGTTGAGACGGTGGCAAGCCGGTATGTGATGCGAGACGACTTCACGCGGGTTGAGGATGACCGGATCGGCGATCTTGATTGGACGCCACAGTTTATCGGGACGGACATCACGAATATCACTTCGGCCCCTGTGTCTGCGCCTTCGCCCCTGACAAGCTCTTGGAATTGGCAGACGCCCGGCATTGTTGTTGTTACAACGCCGGATGTTGGAGGCGTAGCGGTTGCAGACTACGGGACGATTATCAGGATTGGCAGCGAAGCAGCGCCGCCGTTCTACGGGATGCCACCTGTGGGCTATGAGTTCAGGGCGCGGGTGCGGATTTTGGGGGCCAATACGCAGATTATTGCGTGGATCGGGCTGTGGAGCGCAGAGACGTACCCGGATGGCGGGGCGGTCAATGTGCAGTCAGGTATCGGCGTTATTGTTCGTCGGGCAGGGACTACGGGGCATTGGTACGCGGTTAGTCGGGATGGCACTTCTGAAACGGTTGAGGATTTGGGGGAGAATGCAGGGGCGGGATGGGTAGACATCGGGTTTCGGGTCACAGAATCGGGGATACAGGGCCTTGTAGACGGGCTCGATACAGGGGCGGAGATTGTGACTGACTTACCCACGGGTGGTCTAATGCCCCAAATTGGGGTATACACGACGAATAGCTCTGCAAAGAGTTTGGAGGTTGACCTGTATCTGATCCATGGGGATACCCAAAGATGAAGCCCGCAAGCGCGCTATTGCGGTGGATACGTCACGTTTTGCCGTCAATGATGGGCGACTTTTCGGTATCGCCCACCGATGGCAAGGCACGGATCTATCGCAGTGGTAGCGTGCAGGTGCTTGAGGATCAGGGTAATCGCGGGGCGGCCAACGGTTATGCGCCTTTGGGGGCATCTTCTTTGGTGGCGTATGCGTATTTGGGGACCGGTGGAACGGGGGCGGGGACGCGGTTTCTTGCAGATGATGGGACGTGGAAGGCGGGTGGGGGA